TTTGGTAATGTCGCTATTGCAGAAGCACCTTTTGCAGCTCTTGGAGCTGATGGCGGTTCTGTAAATGTTTCTCTAAGCGGATTAGCAGCAAATTCAAATTTAGGAACAACTACTTTTGTTTGTCTAGCTCACATAAATCCTACTGGTCAAGCAGGTACTTCTGCCTTAGGTACTGTAACAGCAAGATGTGGGGCGATAGAGTCTTTAAACACTAACTTACTTACCAGTTCTTTAGGAACTGTCGCTACACAAGCTATAGCAAATGTAACTCCAAGCGGTCAATCAATAACAAGTGCGTTAAGTGGCGTAGGTGTAAATGGAAGTGTCGTAGCAATTTTGCCTGGAGTTTCTGCTAATGTTGGCTCTGTAAGCGTAAGCATTACAGCAAAAGCAAATGTTTCCATACCCCTTGCTGACGAAGGTCAATCTGAGTTGGGTACGGTTGCTACTATTTCTAAATGTAATGTAATTCCAAACACTTTAGTAGCTACTGGAAATTTAGGAACTGTAATACCAAAAGGTGTAAACAATATAAGTGTATTAGGGCAAGTTGGCACAACATCTTTAGGAATAATAACTATTGATGCAGAAGCAAATCAAACACTTAATGGACAATCAGCAACAAGTTCTTTAGGAACAATAGTACAAAGATCATCTAATAACATAGCTCTTACAGGAGTTTCTTCTACAGGATCTGTAGGAACGCCATCATTTATAGGTAAAGCTAATGTAGGTATAATTGGGGTGCAATCTGTTGGTTCTGTTGGCGAAGTTTTAGTTTGGTCAGATATTGATGAAAGCCAAAGTTCTAATTTTAATTCAACAAGTAATACTCAAACTCCAAGTTGGTCAAATACAAGTAAAACCCAAAGCTCTAATTTTAATCAAACCACAAGCACTCAAACGCCAAGTTGGTCAGATGTAAACGATTCAGAAACTGCTTCTTGGGAGGATGTAGCTTAAAAACAATAATTTATTTATAATTTAACTGAGGTTAAAAATGGCTAGTTCATACGATAACGATTTAAGATTGGAGGAAATGGGTACAGGAGAACAAATTGGTTCTTGGGGTACTACAACAAATACTAATCTGAGTCTAATTGCAGAGGCGTTTTCTTATCAAACAGAAGCGACTTTTAGTTCTGATGCTGATGTTACAGCTACAATAGCTGACGGAGCTTCAGATAAAGCTAGAGCTTTTTATTTAAAAGTAACTTCAAGTGCAACTTTATCAGCAACAAGAACATTAACTATTGCTCCAAATACTTTATCTAAAGTAATTTTTATTGAAAATGCTACTTCAGGATCACAATCTATAAACATATCGCAAGGATCAGGTGCAAATGTAACTGTAGGAAATGGCCTTACAAAAGCATGTATTTTAGACGGGGGCGGTTCAGGTGCTGTAGTTTATGATATGTTTGATAAAATTGATTTAGGTGCTAATGCTAAATTAAATGGTGGGGATTTTGGTGTTACCGCATCTTCAACAACAACTTTTACCAATAAAACTTTTGATGCTAATGGTACAGGTAACAGCATATCTAATATAGAAAATGCAGATATAAGTGCATCTGCAGCTATTGCTTTTAGCAAGATGGCAAACTTGACTGCTAGTAGAGCCTTAGTATCTGATAGTAATGGAGATGTTTCTGCAAGTGCAGTAACTGATACAGAGGTTGGCTACCTTGATGGAGTAACTTCCAACGTACAAACACAACTTAATAACAAATTAGCTGCAGCTATACCTACTGGCACATGGATTACTTCATCTGAGGGAGATCAAAGACTTTATTACACTAATAGTACCGATACTTATTTTAAAGCAGATGGAAGTCATATTTTTAGAAATGCTTCAAATTCTACAACATTTGATGTTGACAGTAGCGGTAATGCTACAGCTCAAGGTAATGTAGGTGCATATTCTGATGTGGCACTTAAAGAAGATATTTACCAAATTGAAAACGCTTTAGATAAAGTAAAAAAATTAAGAGGCGTACACTTTACTAAAAAATCAAACAAGTCAAAAGAAATAGGAGTAGTAGCTAACGAAGTAGAAAAAGTTGTTCCTGAGTTAGTAGATGAATATGAAGATGAACAACTGGGAACAGTAAAAACCATGAAGTACGCTAATACTGTAGGCTTGTTAATTGAGGCAGTTAAAGATTTAAGTAAACAAATAGAAGAATTAAAAAATGGCTCTACCAACTAGCGGTAACTTAACCTTAAACCAAATACATGTAGAAGCTGGTGGATCTTCAGGAACTGCTTGTACTTTAAATGATACTGATATTAGAGGTTTAAACGCTGCTAGTGGATATACTATACCTACTAGCTCAGGATCAGCCATAGAAATAGGAGATTTTTATGGAGCAACACAAGCGTTATCTTTTGTAATAAATAATGGACAATCTTCATACATTGGCGGAGGTGCAAGTCAATATGGAGTTAATGGTTGGGCTATACCAGGATATTATGGGAAAATAACTACAAATGTTGGAAGTGTAAATAGTGGCTCAACCTCTAACTCAAGTTTTTTTGGTGGTAATGCTGTAGCGTCTGCTTTTGCTACGCACCATAACCTTACAGGAAACATAGTAATTAATCTTTACGTTTATGGAAGTCATAATAATGTAGATTCTGTATTTAGTGGATTTGCTATTAGTAATTCAGTAGCTTCTAGTCCAACTTATACAAGGGCTAATGCTGCTAGTTATACAACCAACTTTAATAACTCATCAAATGGTCAAGCATCAACGAGATGGACTTGGCATTCTTCATTTGGCGGAGGAGTACAATCAAATTTTCCACCTTTTTGGGCGGGAAGTTATTCAACTAGAACTTTAACTTTTTTTAAAACTTAAATGAGGTAAATATGGAAGTTATTATTTGGATAGGTTTGTTTTTGATAATTAGTAAATTTTTATTAAAAGCTTTTGCTCCATACACTAATAAAGCTTTAGACGAAAAAATAAAAGAGTATTGGGAAAATTTAAGGAGTTATTTTTAATGGCTAGGTCAACTGTTAATGAAGTTGATAAGAGGCTTTCAGCACACGAAGCTGCTTGTGAACAGCGTTGGCGTGAAAATTGGAGAAGATTGGAAAATATTGAAAATGGTATAATGTCTTTAAACAAATTGATAAGAAACAGTTTAATTTTTTCCTTGACTATATTTTTGGGGATTACAGGATTTCTAACAAAAATTATCTTTTTTTAAATGCAAGAACTTTTAAATCTGCTAAAGCTTCACGAAGGCTTTGTTAGTTATTGTTACGATTGTAGTGAAGGCTACAAAACTATTGGCTTTGGCAGACTCATAGATAAAAAACTAGGCGGAGGTATTACAGAAGAGGAAGCAGAATATTTACTTAAAAATGATGTAAATAAATCTATAAATGTTTTACAAAATAAATTAAATTTTTTTTCAGAACTATCAGAAGTAAGAAAAACTGTTTTAATTGATATGTATTTTAATATGGGGAACAGATTGTTTAAATTTGAAAAGACACTTGAGCATATTAAAAACAAAAATTTTACTGAAGCCGCAGAAGAAATGTTAAACAGCAGATGGGCTGGCCAAGTAGGTCAAAGAGCTGTTAGGCTTTCAAAAATGATGGAGTCTGATGAATACCCTTTTTGATGACACGTCAAACAGAACGCATTGGAAGATCAGGCGAATACGCTGTAGCTAGTTTTTTAAGCTTAGAAAGCGACACCGTTCATGTTTTACCACATGGTAGTCATGCTGACATAATATTTGAAATAAATGACATTATGTACAAGTGCCAAGTAAAAACATGCTCTGTAAAGAAAATGTGCCATAAAACTAATAAAAGAGTGAATTGGTGTTTTGACATGCGTAGAGGGGCTAATACAAAGCTTAGAGACTATAAAAAAGGTATGGTTGACCTTTATGCTTTTTATTGTTTGGAATACAATACAATAATATTTAAAATTTTTAAGGACGGCAAAAGAACAAAAATAACTTTTAAAGACTCTCTTATGAAAAATATAAATTCAAAAGAAAGTTTACAAAATGCTCTTGATGAAATAAAAAATGGCTTTAATTAAATATAAATTCAAACCTGGTATTGATAGAGAAGGTACTTCCTATTCTAATGAAGGGGGTTGGTTTGATTGTAATTTAGTTAGATTCAGAATGGGTTTGCCTGAAAAATTTGGCGGTTGGGCTAAACTTTTATCTGCTACTTTCAAAGGTACAGCAAGATCAATATTTAATTGGATTGCCTTAGATGGTACAAGATATTTAGGCTTGGGGACTCATTTAAAATTTTATATACAAGCTGGTAATACTTTTGACGACATTACTCCTATAAGAAAAACAGTAACGGGTAGTATTACCTTTACAAAAGTAGCTAATGGATCTAGTTCGATAAAAGTAACTGATACAAGTCATGGAGCAAATCCTGGTGATTTTGTAACTTATAGTGGGGCTAGTACATTAGGCGGTAATATTACTGCTGCCGTTTTAAATCAAGAATATCAAATACAATCTATATCTACTGCAAATGGTAACGAATATTTTATTAATGCAGTTGATACAAGTGGGAACGCTGTAACAGCTAATTCAAGTGATAACACTAGCGGAAGTGCAAATGGTGTTTATCAGATTGTTACAGGACTTGATGTTTTTGTAGAAGGTACAGGTTGGGGTTCAGGTGCTTGGAGTGCAGGAGGTTGGGGCTCATCTAGTCCTCTGTCATCTGCAAACCAATTAAGAATATGGTCGCAAGATAACTACGGAGAAGATTTAGTTATGGCAATTAGAGGTGGTGGTATTTTTAGGTGGGATGAGTCATCAGGCACAAACACAAGAGCTGTAGAGTTAAGCTCTATAACTGGAGCAAATCAGGTTCCTACTAAAGCTATACAAGTTTTAACTTCTGAAACCAATAGACATTTGATTGTTTTAGGTGCAGATCCTATAGTTACAGGATCTCGCTCAGGTACTTTAGATCCTATGTTGGTTGCTTTTTCTTCATCAGAAGATTTATTGGATTTTGAACCAAGAACAACAAATACTGCGGGAAGTGTAAGGCTATCTTCTGGTTCACAAATTGTTGGCGGAATAAAAGCTAGACAAGAAGTTGTTATTTTTACAGATACATCAATTTATAGTATGACTAATATAGGGCCGCCTTTGGTATTTGCCATAAACTTAATTGATGAAGCTGCTGGGTTGATGGGGCCTAATGCTTGTGTAAATGGCCCTGAAGGTGTTTATTTTATGGGTAAAGATGCTTTTTATGTATATAAAGGATCCGTTAGTGAATTACCTTGTACTGTCAAGAATTATGTTTTTTCCGATTTTAACACAGCTCAAGCCTTCAAAACTTTTGCTTTTACAAATAAACAACACTCTGAAATAGGTTGGTTTTATCCTAGTAGTTCTTCTCAAGAAAATGACAGGTATGTAATTTATAACTATCAAGAAGCTGTTTGGTATTACGGACAACTTACAAGAACTTGTTGGTTAGATACTGGTGTTTCTTCATACCCACAAGCTACTGCTAATAATTATTTATATCAACACGAAGTTGGCTTTAATGATGACGGTAGCGAAATGCAAAATGTATTTATTGAATCAGCAGACTTGGATATACAGGATGGCGAAAGCTATTCTTTTTTAAAAAGACTTATACCTGACATCAAGTTTCTTACAAGTGATAGTTCAACTAATGTAAATATAGAAACTAAAGTAAGAAATTTTCCTGGCGAAAGTCTTTCTTCCGTAGCCACTTCAACTATCAGCCCAACTACTAAGCAATCTCATATAAGAGGTAGAGGTAGGCAAGTTGTTTTTAAAATAAAATCTAATGATGGCGATTCAGGAAATGATGGAGTTGGTTGGAGATTAGGAGACACAAGATTAGATGTACAGACTGACGGCAGAAGATAATGTCAAGATTGCTCAAAACAGCCTTACCTTTTGCTACATCTGAAGTTTCTCCACAGCTTTATAACAGGTTAGTAAGAATACTAGAATTGAATGTTGGAAGTTTTGATCCTGATAGGACACCACACTTCACACAAGCTGAATTAAGCACTTTAGATTTTCAAGAAGGTGATGTAATATGGAACACAACTGTTGGCTCTTTACAAGCTTATATAGGCAACAGATTTGTTCAGTTAACAGAACCAACCGTAGCGGGTGCTGGTTTTGAACTGCTTGGCTCAGTAGGTACGTTGAAAATAGACGTAAAACTTAGTGGTGGTATTAAAATAGAGTTGTAGCCCCACTATTGCTTATAATAAAATAACAAGATGAATGAACAAATAACTGGTCTTGCAAGTTTAGGAAGATACGAAGATAACAGAATAGCACATGTTGCTGATGGGGAAATGATCGTCCCGCCATTAGCTATTTCTTTAGCTACAAAAAGACAAATATTTAGAGATATGTTAAATCAGGGTATAAACCCTGCTAATTATATTGTGGGCAGTTCTATGGGTATTAATCCTAATTCAGGATTGCCAGAGTTCTTTTTAAAAAAACTTGTAAAAAAAATAATAAAGCCAGTAAAAAAAATAGTTAAATTTCAAACAGGATTAGTAAAAAAAGTAGTCAAAAGTAAATTATTTAAAAAATTAGCACCTTACGCAGGTATTATTGCAGCTCCCTTTACAGGTGGTTTATCTGCTGCTTTAATCGGAGGAATAGGTGGTTTAGCTTCAGGAAAAGGCCTTAAAGGCGGACTTATGGGAGCTCTTGGAGGATTTGGTGCTAGTGCTGCTTTAGGAAAATTAGGACTTACAGCTT